GAGTTTTTCCGTAAGGGCCCCTACGACCAGTCCCTTGTCGACGAGTTGGAGGTCCACCTCACCACCGATCTCTACTGGGACGAGATCACGGAGATTGAGGACATAGGGGAGCAATGGTGTTACGACATCTCTGTGGAGGGGACTGAGAGCTTTGTCGCCGGCGGCGTGGTGACCCACAATTCCACCACCCTTGCGGCCATGCCCCTTCTTCTCAGTACCATCCAGCGCCTCACTGTCCAGTACACCTCCGGTACCCTGACCCAGGCGCAGGAGTTCTCGCACTGGAAGATCGACGGGTTCATTAAGCAGTCAGACTTTCTGAAGAACATCTACGACATCAAGGGCAACGCTCTTCTCTACAACCGCCGGGAGAAGGAAAGCTACACTGGATCCCGTATCCTGGTCGGAACGGCATTCGGCGACGCCGCACGTATCCGAGGAGTGCCGGCAGACTGGCTGGAGATGGATGAGCTCGAGCTTGTGCAGATCGAGGTGGTTCCTGTTCTTCAACACGCCCTCCACCACTCCCCATACAAATACGAGCTGCACGCAGCCACCCCGCTCTCAACGGACAACACGGCCTGGATCTACTGGGACAAGTACTCCGTGCAGCACGAGTGGATGCTGCCCTGCAACTGTGTGAAGCACGTCACCGGGGTTGGCCCCCGGGGGATGCAGTACCACTGGAACATCCTTGGACCCAGGAACCTGTCCATCGCCGGGCCAATTTGTGACAAGTGTGGGAACCTCATCGACACGATGCAGGGTAGGTGGGTCCGTACGACCAAGACCAAGGATGAGGACAGCCTCCGCTCCTGGAACGCCTTCCGCTTTCCACAGCTCGCTGCCCCGTACACCGACTACGTTGAGATCGTCACCTCACTTGAGCAGCGTCCGATTGAGACCATGCAGGAGTCGTTCGCCCTCTCCGTCACCGAGGCGAGGCAAGTGTTCTCCGATGCACTCATTGAGACCCTCGCTTCTCCAGATCTAGTCAACGAGGAAGACCACGTCATGGAGCGCGGAGGTGTCTACCCGTACTTCGTAGGAGTCGACTGGGGAGGGGGAGGAAGGGCAGCAACCGCCATCGTGTTTGGTGCGTACATCAACGACGTCTTCAACTTCATGGGTGGCTTCCGGTACTTTGACCTTCCACTTCCTGTCAGCTACACCTACGACATGAACGCAGAGGTGGAGGGGTATGTTCCCTTTGTCCACCTCCTTCGCAGGGTCACAGTCCTGAAGGCTGGTGCCGACGCAGGTATGGGGTACATCCGGAACCGGATGCTACTCAACATCCTTGGCCCAGAGAGATTCTTCGCAGTAAACTACTCAGGAACCACCATTGACTTACTGAAGTTGAAGCCATACGATCTCGTTGTGTCGGTGAGCCGGGACAACATGCTGACCAACTTCATCACGGCACTGAAACTGTCCCCCCACAAGTTCCGCCTTCCTCGTATGCAGGACCTGAAACGGGACCACTGGTACCAGGACATCAAGGCGGTGAAGGCCGAACAGGACAAGAAGGGGAGGATTCACTACGTCCATCCCGAAAACGAGACAGATGACTTGTTCCATGCTATGTTCAACTGCATGTTGGCGTCACATCTGGTGTACCCCAGAAGTGACCTGTTCCCATCGGCGGCTTTCTCCTTGACAAAGTGAGGTGGGTACCTATGATCAGTGAAGTTGCCCGCCCGGGCAAGTATCCCGAACTCGCACAGCGCTCCTGTCTTCCCGGCAGGAGAGCTGCATCTGGAGGATGGGATGGCTGAAAAGAAAAGCCCACTCGTTCCAGGATTCACCGCAGCTGCCCTAGGCGCTGGCGCAACGAAGGCCGTCATCTCCGACCTACCAAAGGGAACCATTGAGAAGGTCCTCGAGGACGCCATCGGGCTTGGGATGCGGAGGAAGAAGATCTCTCCCGCCTTCCGGCTGAGAAACGTAGGGGCTGGCATCAAGGGGCGTGGTTTTGGCCGTACCGTCGGCGGGGTTGGGGTTGGGGCCCTCACGTTCCCAGTGTTCCTCAGTGGAGTGAAGGACATCAAGGAGGGGAGTGATTCTGGGAAGACCCGCGGCATGGCCAAGATCCTCGTCAGCGGCGTTATCTACTCGGGTGGTAAGGGAGCAGCTGAGTACTCCATCGAGAGACGGATGTCTGGGAAGAAGGTCAGCGGAAAGCAGCTGCGCAGCATCGCTGGGAAGGCATTCAAGGCAAGAGCCATCCCGGGACTTGCCGCCGCCGCACTCACCGCAGGAACCATCGGGTATGGGCTGAAACAAAAGAAGTCCGACCGGGAAGTCGTGGGCATGGCAGCGGCTGCCGGAGCCATTGCAGGGGCAGGGAAGCAACTTCCAGAGACACTGATGTACCAAAGAAAGGGGCCAGCTGGGAAGCTCAGTTCCTACACGAAGGTGCTGAGGAAGCCCAAGAGCTGGGTTCCACGCGTGGCCGCACGAGGGGCCGCAGGTGCTCTTGGCGCTGGCATCCTTGGGCTCATCACCGCAAGAGCTCTACGAAAGAAGGATTGAGGTTCTCTACGACTTGTGCCAATGTTTTACTTGCCCTACTGATTTTATTTGCTACGATGAACGTGTGCACGGAGGTGTTGAGCGATGGACGTTTACCCTGAGCTTCTGACGCACCTGGCCGTCAGGGCCTCCAAGCGGTTCCTTGCTCAGGACGGGAAGACGCTGTCGGAGGTCCTCGCCAAGGAGCTGGCCGAGTTCGAGCAGTCGCACAAGACGACGCTCACGACCGTACAACTTCGCACCGTCTGCCAGATGGCAAATCGTGCGACCCACAAGAAGAAGTTCGCCAAGGACCGGCATGTCAAGTTCGACCTGACAACTCCGGAGTCCGTGCGTGGAGCAGCGCCCAAGCCGGTGAAGCCTGTGAAGACTCATGGGCCAATGCCCTCCCTGGAAAACCACGGACGGTCCGCAGTGATCGCAAGTGGAAAGCCCATCGAGAAGAAGGCCTCCATGTTTGACCGTGACGCCCTCCCGGGTCGCCGGAAGGTCATCAAGGCTCAGAGGGCTGAGGACGTGGCGCAGAGCGTGCGGACTCTCGTCCGAGAACTGGAGAAGACGGCATCGGCGGACTTGCCTCCGGAGGAGGTCCTCGGGCTGGCCGTCGTTCTGGAGAGCAAGAGTGGAGGGGTCGGTCGTCTCACCCAGATCGTGAATGGGGTGCTGGATCGAATCTCCGATGGAGTGGACCTCGAGAAGGTGGCGAGCTTCACTGGAATGACCCCTGACGAGACGCATCCCCTCGTGCAGTCCATGAACTCCCTGCTGCACGCCGCAGCTGAGTATGCTGCTGCGTCCAGAGCGACAGGTGACGTATGGGTCGACGGGTAATCGGCCCAGCGCTCGTAGCGTTGCTTGGGGAGGAGGGTGTGGAAAAGGTCGGATTTGGCTTCCGCAAGCAAACAGCCTATGACAAGACTGCTGAGTACCTTCGACGAAGAGCGTCCCTTCCCATCAACCCGTACACCATCGGTACGGCACCGATCAAGTCTGGGATGCAGCGCCTCACGAAGGGGGGCATCGGTGGGATGGTGAAGGGCGGGATGGGGGCATTCTTCACCGGTATGATCGGACTTGAGGCGTTCGCACGGACGTCAGAGCAGCTGGCCAAAAACAGAATGGCGCGGATGCAGTGGGGGCTCGGATGAGCATATACAAGGAAGCGCAGAACTCCTTCTTCAGCAGAATGGACCGTGGCAACTTCGACGCCCTCATCGAGGGGATGGAGAAGGAAGCCGGTGTGGGGGCGTGGGCAAGAAGAGAGTTAGGGCACTACGGAGCACGCATTGGTGATTGGGCCAGGCACCAGGGAGCCAAGGTCTCCATGCGGGGAGCAGGACGGCTCGCCAAGCGAGAGCAGGGCGCCATGGCCGGGTCAGAGATGCGAGCAGCACGCAGAGAGGGGCTGCATAAGAAAATCCAAGACAAGCTCGACGCTCGTAGCTTGAAGCTACAGGACAAGATCGACCGAGCCAAGAGCGGCGAGGGTGGAGGGATGCTTGGGGGCCTGTTCAGCGGCGGGAAGCAGGAAGCCAAATCCGGCGGAAACTGGAAGAAGTGGGCAGTCCCGGCAGCCGCCGTTGGGGCTCCCCTCGCCCTTGGCGGCGCTTACATGATGGGTCGGCCATCTAAGCGCCAGAACGGATAGGGGGTACAGCATGGCAAAGCCAAGCACGAGTCTCGGACGTAGGCTGCTCAGCATCATCCGCCGAAAACCCCCAGTCACACGTGGACAGAAGGTCGGGCAGGCCATGAAGCGCGCCCTTGACGCCTCTGGCCCAGCGATGGTGGTCATGGGGGCGTCCGTAGGAACCCTCGGGGCCCTCTCTGGGCTGTCGAAGCTCTATGAAATGAGCACCCGTGAGCGGGACTTCCAGTCCGCAGTAAGAGAGGCGCCATCTCTTCGCACAAAGCAGGCGCGGGCGAGGAAGCACTTCAACACCATCCGTCGCCTCCACCCGGGCCTGTCAAAGGACCCGATGGTGGCCGCTGGGTACATACAGAAGGCCATGGCCTTCGAGCAGGAGGGGATTGACCCGTCTGTGGCCCTCTCTGTGGTCCGCCCTGGAGATAAAAGAGAGGGTGGAATCGCCGACGTGACTCGCCTGGCAGCTGTACACTCAAAGCTGATGCCCGAGGTGTAGTGTGATCGAGAAGGTCTTCAACGTCCCGGCGGTAGACGACCGGAGATACCAGAGGGTGTTCCCTCTTTCTGGCATGGAGAAGACCGCTGCGTCAACCGGAGTCAGCTCGCACAACCACTTCTCCGCTGCGCTGAAAGATGAGATCCGCAGCCTCCGCTCGAACCCGGCCTACTCGTACATGGTCATCATCCCCATCGGGGCCTACGAGTACTGGGGACCGAACTCTCGTGGGGACGCCGTCCTGGAGCACCACCTGGCTCCACTGGACTGGAAGACCAACAAGATGTACGCCAAGCGTCCGTTTGGCTACAGGACCTTTCTCAATGGGAAGTTCTTTGCTCACCACAAGAACAAGCCAGCGAAGGGACACCCCATCTATGGGGACATCGTCTTCACAAACTACAACCGGGACATGCACTGGGTCGAGCTTCTGGTGAAGGTGTTCCGGGAGCCCCTTGGGAAGGATGAGCCCAGGATCCTGGAGTGGATTGACAGTGGCCAGCCCTTCGATGTGAGCATGGGACTGTACGCTCTCGCCGAGGTGTGCCCAGTCTGTGGAAACACTCGGAGGCACCACGAGGACCCGCTCTGCATCCATCTCACCAAGACCTTCCGCGGGACGATCATGCCTAACGGGCACATCGCCTGCATGATCAACCTCTTTCCAAAGTTCCATGACCTCTCGGGTGTGGACGAGGGCGCTGATTCTATTGCACACGGCATTGAGAAAGTCGCCAGTAGGCACAAGGCAGCCGTGAGCGCTGGTTCTCCGGCTGTGTTGATCCCGTCTGCTCCGATCGAGCGGGAGCTGAAGAAGCTGAAGAGGCGTGGGTTCATCGCCCAGGTCGGGAAGGTCCACCCTCCCCGTCAGGGCACAGAAATGCTTGAGAAGCGCTCGCTCGTTGGAGACCTGGTCGGGGCCTTCTCAAAGGAGGCCGCCCTTGACCCGGCAGAACTCCTGCAGGCTGGGCACTCACATGGCCCGGATCTCATGAAGGCCCTTGTGGGAAACAGGATCCTGCTGACCCCGTCAGAGTTCTCTGCTGTGTACCTCGGAAGCCTTGGAGACGTCGGACAGAAGAAAGCACTCATCATGATCAGGAAGCGGGTGTCCATTCCATACCCACAGGGGTCCATTGAGTCGGTGTCGATCCCAGATCTGCACATCCCTTCTCTTGCAGACCGGTGGGTCCAGAAAAACCTGCTCATGGAAAGGTCGTGCCTCAGCAAGGTCTTGCGCGCACGTATACGCCTGATGAAGGAGGAGGTGCTGGATCTGGGGCGCGCCGTCGCAGCCCTGGAGAAGAGTGCCTCCTCCGATTGGTCTGTCCGACGGGATCCATCTCTGGAGCAGGCGTACTCTCGGTACCTCGGGATGGTGATGGGCACTCCAGAGCGGAACGTCCGTTTGTCCGGAGGCGTGACCGCATACATGGAAAACCCAGGAGACCTTGGTGTGGAGAAGGTCGCTGGTCTCGGCACCATGATCGCTATGCCAACCCTGACCATTCCTCTGTGGATCATGGCCAAAAACTCCAAGGGTGGCGGTGGCATGTCAAAGGAGGACTCTGCCTTCTTGCAGGCCATGTTGTCCCAGGGGGCGGGCAAGACCGTGACAGTGATCAACCCACCTCCGATGCCGGACCTACGTCCGACAGCGGTACCCTATGAGCTCCTGGCAAGCCTGATGCGGGACAAGGAATTGGACGATGAATCCAGATAACGCATTCAAGCAGGGGTTCATGGATGCTCTGGACGAGGGCATCCTGAAGGAGGCTCTTGCCGAGATGATGGCCAAGGCCCCAGGGATCAAGTCCATTGCATCTGGAAGGCGCAAGATGTCTTTGGCGGGGGCGGCGACGCCTACACCGAAGATGACGCTCAAGCCAACAGTCAACTCCCCGAGCGCGCCTGGCATGGCCCCAAAGCTGATCTCCTCCGTTCGTGCTGGAATGACTAAGGCCTCTGGATTCAGCAACACAGGGACCTCCCGCTCCATGGGTCTGATGACGCAGCCGAAGCCACAGGGGATGTAATGGTCCAAGAGAGCAAGCTCAGGATTGACCCAATCATTGCACTTCTGCTGCTCGCTGGTGGCGCTTATGGTGCTCGTCGTCTTCTTGCCTACGTTGGGAAGAGTCGAGTGAAGAAGGCTGCATACAATAGTCTTTCTCCACGGAAACACGCCAAGATTCTAAAGAGCGTCCGGAAGCGTTCCCACCCATGGGTTACGAAGTCCTATGGGAGCGTCTACATCAAGAGCGCCTGAGTTTCTGTACAGCCCACAAATTTTTTTGCTTGCAGACCTAGGTTCTCCAGGTTATACCTGTAGAGTATGGCGAGCACCCCCGGGTGCGGAGACCCGCCTTTTTTACACGGCACATCGACGAGGAGGAATCAGAGATGGCCAACATCACAGAGAAGGACATCATGGCGTATCTCCAGAGCCTGGACGGGAACGGCGGCGGCGACGTCGACCTCAGCGGGGCGATGGAGAAAGTGGCGAGCGCGGAAGAGGTTCTCCAGGAGAACGATCTCTCCCTCGCAGACCTGGACGACGACGAGACCCTCGAGGTCCTGGCCGAGGCCGGCCTGAACGAGGAGGAGATCCTGGGCCTGATCGAGGCGCTCGTCGCCGAGGGCGAGGATGAGGACTTCGACAAGGAGGCCGCGGCCGAGCACGCCTACACCATGGGCTTCTCCTATGGCAAGGGCTTCAACGACGCCATGGCCGAGGGCATGGAGAAGACGGGCGGAGCCGTGACCGCGGCGAAGCAGCTCCTGGCCGAGGCGCGCGGAACGAAGCGCACCGCCAGACGGGTCTCCGGAATCGGCAAGCGGGCGGCCTTCATGAAGCAGCTCAGGGGCATCCTCTCCGGGAGCCCCGGGGCGGCCGAGGCCGGATCCTCGCTGCGCGTCCGTGCGCTGCGTCGGGCCCTCCTCACCGAGAAGGGTGCCGGGACCAAGATCTCCAAGGTCAAGGCCGGAATGGGCATCGGCGCCCTCCTGGCGGGCGGCGGCGGAGCCGGCTACATGGCCACCCGGAAGCGCAAGTAGGGGAACCAACATGCGCCAGGCCTCGGGGGTTTGATTCCCCCGAGGCCTCGGGAGGGGACCATGGACGAGCACTACGAGAAGGGATACACCGACGGGTTGGTGGAGTTGGAGAAGCTCGCCTCCGCGGGTGATGGCTTAGGAAAGACGGCCGGACTCCGCTCATGGGCGAAGGGAAAGAACTACTCCCACCTGAAGAAGGTCGTTCGGAAGCGGGGCCTCAAGTTTGGCTTCCGTGACCTGAGTGGCAGCCGCAAGGCCATGGGCATCGGTGCCCTCCTGGCGGCTGGTGTCGGTGGACACGCCCTCGGCAAGCGCAAGAAGGGGTGATCATGGGCAGGACGCTGACGGAATTGCTGACCGGCCGGAACCCAGTGGAACTGGCGGACAGCGTCATCGGCGTCTCCCGTGCCAAAGAGCCCGAGATGGAGAAGGTGGCCGGACTCGCCGACCGCATCGCCAACGCGGGCTACGACGACCCCGATCTGGTGGACCTGGGCATTGGAGCGGACTTCGGTGGTGACGGGCTGGATCCAGAGACCCTGGAGAAGCTCGCCTCCGCCGTCGAACGTGTACAGGGTGCCCTTTCCCATATCCGTCCCGACATCGAGCTGGAGAGTATCCTCTCAATGGAAGGGCGGCGACTTCTCGAGGGGGTGGAGGTCACCGACCTCGAAGACATCCCCTTGGAGAAGACGGCCGGACGTCATGGCGAGTTCGGCCCAGCGACCAAGGCAAAGGTTTTCGGCGAACTTCGGCTGAGGAGGAGCGGCAGATGAAGGTGATCGACATCGCCAGGTCCCTCGACGGAGTCCCCGAGGCCCTTCGCTCCGCGGCGCAGACCGTCCGTGACACCAGAAGCACCGGGAGAGAGATTGAGAAGGTGGCCGCCAGAGAGCGGATCCGCCGTGCGATCGCCTCGGATGATGGTGTCGAGGAGGACATCCTGGCAGCACTCGACGGGGGTGATTCCCTGGAGAAGCTGGCAGGAAGGGTAGCCCCACGGGAACCGCTGGGTCGTGTGCGTGATGACGACCACCAGCCCTCGGGTCGAGACACGAGGGACGCTCTTTACCTGGAACGACTGCGGGGCGCCTACTAGGCCCACCCGCACCTGAGGAGGATTACGATGGCAGTGACACTTCCGACGCTGAGCAATCAGTTTCCGAACGTCATCCCTCGTACGCCCCACAGCCTGACGATGTTCGTCGACACCGTGCCCATCGGGCACGCGTCGTGGGGGTACATCGACGATGGCGAATGGGTCGAAGAGGGAGCGAACGGGGACTACAACATCCCCGGAGCGGGCGCCGTTGCGCTCAACCTGGCTGGCAAGGTGCTCTACTTCACCCTTGGCAAGACCATCGAGGCACCGCGCCAGACCCTGGCGTCGATGCGTGAGGTCCTGGATGCCAAGGACCTGGTGGCAAACCCCCGCGGGAACCTTCCGGTCTACAAGGGCCATGAGCCGGCCGAGGTCGACTTCAAGGTCTACGACACCGCGGCCACCTGGACCGTGGTTGGCGTGGTGGTGTACGTGGTGAGCGGTGTCGATGCAGACGGAAACGTCCGCGCCGTGCTGTCAACCAACGCCACCGGCGATGGCGCCACAACGGGACTGGCGGTGGGCCGCCTCGTCAAGGGTCCCGCCAACAACGACGGCTATGTCCGCGTCCATCTGACGTAGGAGGAGGGACACCATGGATGAGCAGCTGCTCGAACACGAAGTTCGAGAGATGAACGAGCGGTGGGCCGACTCCTTCGACGATCCCGAGGGGATGCAGAAGGTGGCCGCCGTCAACCGGGACTACATCGAGGATCACATCCGACTCGAGTGCACGTTGGATGCGCTCAAGGAGCCCGAGAAGATCACGGCCGAGGACTGCGACCGGTCGGTCGACGCCAAGAGCCCGATCTACATCGACGAGGTCCGGGACGGTCAGTGGGCACTGGCGATTGACTTCACGGGCTCCACCCGGAACGACGCCGTCCGTCAGCCCAAGTACGCCATCACGATCAACCGGCTCCAGACTGCAACAGCGGTCTACGACACCGACGAGATTCGGATGGCGCGCCGGCCGATCACCCAGCACCTGCGCGAGGACCTGGGCGACGCCCTGATCAACGCAAAGGACCGGGTCTTCGTCACCAACGTGGAGACGGCGGTGTGGTTCCTCTTCAAGGACTTCGACGCCAACAACCTGACCCACGGCCTCAACAACACGGAGCTCAACGCTGGCACCGCCACCGAGGTTTCCGTCTTCAAGAGCGCCGGAGCCAAGGCGGTGGTCAACGCGGGAACCGGCCTGCCCGACGACACCTGGGCCCTCCAGGCACCGCGGAAGACGGACTTCACCGACTTTCAAAACGCGTTCAACGACCGGACGGGGCAGCAGCTCATCGGAGCGTCCCTGATCATCACGAACCTCGACTTCAACAAGACGTCCGACTGGACGATCGAGGAGGTCGGGTTCGAGACGGTCCAGAACACGGTGGAGTCCGTGAAGGGCTACCGGAAGTTCAAGGACTTCCGCATCGTACGGACCGGCAAGCACCGCTGGTACCGCCCCGGCAACATGTACGGGTTCGGTCCCTGGACGCACCTCGGCCGCTACTTCCAGATGGACAACATCCACACCTTCCAGGACAAGCGCGGCACCCGCGTCGAGAAGTTCGCCTGGGGGTACTGGGGCCTCGGGTTCGGGAACATGGCCAGCCTGAAGAAGATGGAGTTCTACTCCGCCTCCTCCACGCCGACCTACGAGGACACCATCAGTGGTGTCACCGTGTCCGTCGTCCGCCCGCTGCACGAGGAGCACGTCATCCGGAACAACCGGGTCGACACCGGGGTGTGGTTCCCGAAGTTCACCTCGGCATAGCGCTGGGGGAGGAGCCGCCCATGCCAATCACCCTACTTCGTAAGTCCAACCCAGACCTCAGGAAGGTCGGAACCCTCCGGTACCAAATCTTCCCGGGGAACCCCGTCCAGCACTGCGAGGTCGGTGGCCTGTCGCTCAAGTCTGGGGAGGAGGTCCAAGTGTCGGCCTCTTTCCTGGCGGCGAACGTCGGCGCCGTCCTCGCCCTGATGGGCATTGACCTGCTGGAGGTCCGAATCGAGGGAGTCCAGTGCAACAAGGAGGAGGTCCGAAAGGGCCTGCGCAATCACGACGTCCGAGAGGCTGAGAAGGCGTCTGCTGAAAAGCGGGCGGCGACAGAGGCCAAGGATGAGAAGACCGAGGCCCAGCCCTCGGACGGCGTTCCAGACCAGATGGTGGCTCCTGCGCCTGGATCAGTCATGGTGGTCGAGCCTGGTGAGATCTCCGACCGAGTAGCTTACGACGCTGCACTGGCATCCGGTACCCTCACCGAGCTGACTGATCCAGAGCCAGAACCCGTACCTGAGCCCGAACCAGATCCTGCACCTGAAGACGACAATGTAGAGCTTCCTCCGACGGAGAAGCCCTACTACCGGATGCCCAAGGCTGCCCTGATAGAGTGGCTTGTGTCTGCTGGATTCGTTCAGGAAGATCTCGAGTTCATGAAGCGCTCTGAGATCCTGCTCTTTGTGAAGGAGCTGATGGGAGGCACCGATGGGTAACACGTACGTCGATGTCTGGAACGTGGGGAACACCACCATCATGACGCGGGGTGGGATGCTGGTCCCTGGGGCGTTGGCACAAATGACCAAGTCCGAGTTCCGCCACTACAAGACCAACAACCTCAGCCTCAGCCCTCCTGGTCCAGTTGCCTTGACCAAGGATTCCTCTGTAATCAACCACCCCACAGTCTTGGCCACCCCCGAGCTGAAGAAGCAAGAACCAAAGAAGCCGAGGCGCAAGAGCAGCACCAAGGGGGGGTAGCATGTCCGAAGAGAGCGCCCTCCAGAGCTACGCTGATGCCGTTCGCACGTTCATGCGAGACCGCCCAGACCTGAATCGCCTCATCGAGGGTGAGGAGCATGGAGATGACCGCCGCA